TTCCTTGCGCGTTACGGGCCAACAGACGGAGTACCATTTTTACGAGTGCTTTCGTTTCCTCGTTATTGGCAAGCCCCTCGATATACTCCTTTACGATGGCGATACCGTCCTCCACCGTGTCTCGGTAGCCGTCGGTCTCATAATACCCTACGGTGATACGTTTGTCTCCTGCGGAATTGGTAAAGGTGTCTGTACGTTGGCCGTCCTTTTTCAACCTCAATACTTCCGCCTTCATATTGATGACGCTGCGAAAGTCGTTCAATACTGCCAGTTTCGTTTCCTTGATCCCCTGGCTAAGGTCCTGGAGCAACGGGATAGCCCCCTCGATGGTCTCGTCCACCAGTTCCTTGTAGGCCTCACGGTCACGTTTGGCCTGTTCCTTGGCTTTCCTCGCGGCCTGTTCTTCTCTGAACGCCTCGAATTGTTTCAGTTCTTCGTCCGTCATTTCAACGGCTTTTCTTTCTTCTGTCATAGCTTTAATTAATTTAGTTGTGAATAATCCGTGTTCTTTTCCCTGTCTTTCCTTTGGATGATCCGAAGTTTGATGGCCACCGTATCCAGTTCCTCGGTCGTCAGCCGGGCAAACTTCTTGCCCGCAATCCGGGGATTCTGGCAGTAGGCATCCACCCGGTTCCAGTCGGTCGTGTCAATGCCCTGCTTTTGCATCAACTTTAGTGCCGTGGAGCGTTTCTGCCGTAGCCGCTCCCGGTAGATTTCCCGCGCCTTGTAATTCTCATCCATACGCTGCATGTCCTCGCACATGGCATCGTACTCATTAACGGTCATTTCCCGAAGCGATTCGGTCCGGCCACCGGTGTATTGGTTGACCAGCGAGGCTTTCAACTCGTCCTTATCCTCCGTGGGTAGACGGTTCAAGAGGATATAAAAACGTGCGTAGTTCCTGCTCATTCGAAGTCCTCCTCTTTAAATCCGTACTCGGCCATCAGCACGTCGTGCGAAAGCCCGGTGAGGCGTTCCGACAGTTCCGTGAAAATAAAGGCTTGGTCGCAGAACGTGAACCGTTCCGTTTTCTTGACCGCATAGTTTACGATTGCTTCTATCACTTCGTCCATGATCCTGTTATTTATGTTGTTCAACTTCCTTTATAGCCACCTTGCAGCGGGTGGCGTTCACGATTTTGTTAACCAGTTCCAGCTCCTCGACCTCGACAACTATCAGACCGGCGGTCTTGGCACGCCGTACCCGAATGTCGCCGGGATATTCACCCTCGTTCCAAAGCAGGAGCACGTGGGCGGCGTATTGCGGCTCCATGCCTAACTGGTAAATCCTTTTCTTATTCATGACTCACCGCTTTTGTCCCATTGTCACTCCAATACTCCTCGGCCAGTTTCGGGTAGGCGACATATTCGCCGGTCTCACCGATAAACCGTCCCTTGCTGAAAGCCTTTCCTCCCTCGACCCATATTTTCAGCGTGGCATCATACATCACGCTTTCGGCTGCGTCGCCTTTCGGATTCTTGCCTTTGGCATGGCTGATAAAGACGAACAGCTTGCCGGGGAAGGCCTCTTTCAGCGCGATGTAGTCACGGTAACTCATGCGGGTGTACTGGAAACTGTCAACCACCACGATGTTATAACTCTTGTGGCGACGTAAACGGGCTTTTAACGCTTCCATGTCCTCCTGTATGAAAGCCAGCCGGCGGCTTACTTCCGACATGCCGTGCATCTTTAGGTTGTTCTGTACCGTCAGGCACGCGCCCTCCTCTAGGCTGTTGTAAACTACCCGGTCATACTTGCAAAGCTCCTTGCAAAGTTGCATGACGAACGATGTCTTACCATTGCCACTGTTTCCCCAGATAAACCACACGCCAACACGCTCCGGTGTGCCGAACGCCTCTTTCCATTTTCCCTCGAAGGGGAAAGTATTATATTTTTTGTCCAGTATATCCCGGACGCTCAATGCTCGTTTCATATCTTTTGAACGGTGTTTGAATGTTATTAAAACGCTGTTTTACTCACCCATCCGTTTGGCTCGGTGGATTGCCTTCTTCACGCGGCGAAGGTCGAAGTCGCACGGCTCGGCATCCCGGATCACCTCCTCGATCTTCTTCTTGTCCTGCACACCGTTGGCCACGCAGATGGAGTAGACATCGCCGGAGGTCGTCTCCTCCAGTTCGAAGTATTTACGCCCCATGCGGCTGAAAAACTCCTTATATCCGGGTTTCTGGTGACGCAGACCGAGGCTGATGCGCTTCTTGATATAGTCGGTGGAAAGGAAAACGATTCCGCTTTTGTCCTCCAGCTTGTTGTACATGCTGATGAAGTAATGAAACACCGGCTCGGTCAGCTTGTCCGCCTCGTCGAAGATCAAAAGCGGCGCATCCATCTGTATCACGTCGTCCAGGATCAGGCCCCAGATCTCACGGATATTGTGCCCGTCCGTCTTGATCCCGACCTTTTGGGCGATCTCACGCACGAAGTCACCCTTCTTCATGTCCTCGGAGCAAAGGATATAGAAAACCTCCTTGTGCTCTTTCGTGTAAAGGCGTGCCGTCGTCGTCTTTCCGCATCCGGCCTCGCCGACCACCCACGTCACGTTGCGCCAGCGCTGGGCGTCATCCAGCACATAGCTTATTTCTTGATAAGCGGACGTTTCCACGATCTGCCAGCCGGTTTCGGCCTTTCCGCTGCCTACCTGCGAGGCGATCTTGCGGAACATATCGTCCGAAATATTCTCATATTTGCCGTTCATGATACTGCTGATCGTGCCGACACTGGTGTTCTTCAAACTGCCCGCTGCCTTGTTTTGGCTCGGATATTTGGCGACATAGACGCGAAGACTCTCCCGGATCACGTCTTTTTCTTTGCTACTTAATGGTTCCATTTCAATTATATTTTATCGTTATTGTTTTCTATTTATAGTTTACCTGCCACCTTGCGGGTATCTACTGTCTTGCTTTCCGTTAGCTGGTCCCAAGTAAGGAGGCTGGCTTTCTTGGTGGCACGTCCGATTTGCAATTCTTCCGGATTACGTGCATATTTCTTTGTGCGTCGATCTATTTCCTGCTGCACTTCTTTGGTAACACCTTTTACTTTCGGAGTACTCAACCCGTGTTGTTCCGGAGCCACACCATAAGCATATTCTATCTCCTTGGCGATAACCTGACGATCGATGCGATTGCGTATGTTCGCCTCCTGTTCCTGCCGGATAAAGGCGGCTTCACCTTCCGTTTGGTCCTGCAGGGCACGGTGGATAACCATGTAAGGCTCGGCCACCCGTTCAAATCGACGTTCCCCAGCGTTGTCCTCCCAATATAGACGGATACTACGCAGGTCGTTCGGATCGTATTTTACATAGAAAGTGCGGTAGGTGTTCTTTATACGCCATTCATGGTCGGGTACACCGGGACGCTCGTACACCTCGTAGGGCAGTTTCTTCCCGCCGATAGTAATTTCTATACCGGAATCGGTGAAGGTGGCAGGACGTTTCGTCCAAACCCAGAAGATGTCTACCATATCGTAAACCGTCACCACATCCGTTTCCTCATTCACACTTTTTTCGTACATCTCAATGCGGGGAATCCCAGTCGCCGGGTGCTTGGCCTCGTTCCATACCCTGCGAGCTTCGGCATAGTGGGCTTTCAGTTCTTCCAATGTGAAAAGTTTATCTTTGTTCGCTTCGACAAATTCTAAGTTCGGGCGGCTGCTTTCTTTTTTGGCGGTGATATTCATTCCAGTAAACCGCCAGTCTTTGTTCAACTCCTGCGACTGGAAACGACCGAATGCGCTTTCAATCGTTTTGGACTGACCGCTGTACGGAGCAGTCGCACGGTGTACATGGCAAATCAAATCGAAGAAGCCGGGTTCCGTTGTCCCTTTCTCCCTTTCCAGTCGTTTGTGGCCTCCCTGGTTGTCGTGCACAATTTCATAAGGCTTATGACCGCTTACTTGGATGGCCATGCGGTAAGCGTTATATTGCGCCTCAAAGTTCTCATGGTCGCTGATGTAATATCCCAGCAACACTTCGCTGTACGCATCCATTACCTCATAGACCATCGTGGTATGCATATCCCCGCTCTCGTCCCGATAATACAAGTTCAGTTTCGTCCCGTCACCGTACCAAAGCGTGTCGCGACGTGAAGGCAGTTCCGTCCGGTGTTTGCGGCCGAAACGCTGGTGCGCCGAAAGTTCGCCATATACGGCATCCCACCAAAGCGGCTGTATTTCCGGACGTGCAAACCACATCGTCAGGCTACGTTTGCTTTTCAGCGGTTTCCAGCTCTTTTCCGAAGCAATCCGGTTGTACTCCTCGAATATACGCAAGTCGGTATAGACCGGAACCCGGCTGCGTTTCAAAGCGATCAGGAAACGACCTGCCTCTTCGGTTATCTTCAACGTACTGGCGTTACCTACCTTACCGGAGATAAGGGAAGGGTATCCCTGTAATTTGTAGCATCGGATTTTCCCCCTCAGTCGCACAAGATTTTCCGGCAGGGTATGCCCATAGATTTTACGCAGGTTCTCACTGGTGGCGGCGACACATTCCCACAAAGTATTAAGGCTGTTACCTAACATCTTCCGGTTGGTTGTCTTATCTTCCAAGTCACACACCAAGGTATTCAACACCGAAGCGTTCAAAGTATATTCTGCTATCAGTTTTTTGCTAAGCCCTGTTTGAACACCGTTCATGTCGTATTTGAACGTCTCGTAAAACTCTCTTGCCTTTTCGTCTATTTTCACCCTGTTTCTCATACGTTGTAATTTTAATGCTTCTACCGGATCACCATATTTCGCCACATAACGGGCCTTGTATTTCTCGGGGAGCGAGGAATAGATTATCAATGCGTAGGAACCTTCGCCGCCACCACGATTGGCGGTTCTGATGTTCCCTCTAGTGATGTTTTTCCTTAAAGTCTGATACTTTATCACAGGATCACTACCGGAGGTTAGCTCCTTGTAGGTCACACATAGTTCGTTATCGTAATATTCCATCGCTCAATTTATTTGCTTATATTTGCGCCATGAATAAATACCTACATACTGACTACCCAAGTTTTATTATGCTTTTTGGCTTTCAAGTAGAAGCCTATAGCGAGGAAGAAGGGCGAAAGAAACTTTTGCCTGTAGTACGGCTTTGCCAACAATTCGCAAAAGGAATGCAGATACATTTTCATGACGATTGCTTCTTATTTTTCGACACCGAAGCCCACGTAAGACTGGTTTTCCAGATAAAGGAGCCTCAGGACCTTATCCTCATAAAGATGTCTGCGCTTTTCAACTTCGCCGCATCTCAACAGTTCAGACTCATCAACAATGAGTTTTTCTCCAAATAGCTTGTGCATATCCGGCTTCAACAATCGTTTGGATCCGCCCCTGCTGTTGATACAGGACAAAGACATTGATTGTAATTTCCTGCAACAGGCATCATATACTTTCTTGGTAGCCATGATTTATTCCTCCTTCAATTTATCCATCGGCACTCTTTTCAACAGCCGCGCCGAATTGCCAAAGTTCAGCACTGCTAAAATCATTACCCATATCCGGTTATAGTCCGCCATACCTGCCACCAGCATAAAGCTCAACAGGAAGTACACGGTGTATAGTTTCTCTTTCCCGGTAAAGGTGCGCCACCAAGCAATCTCACTGCTAAACAGTTTCAATAATTCCGCTTTCATGGTTCACGTTGTTTTCAGATTCGTTACCCACTTCTATGCCGCCACGCATCAAAGCCATTTTCCGGATCGCCTGCGCCAGCCGGGTGTTTTTCCGGTAAGCCAGCGAGTGCGATACCATTTCCCATGTACAGTTCATCAGTAAAGCGATCCGCTTTACCTCCCCATGTTCTACTACGATTCGTCTCTTCATTTCTATATCTGTTTTAATCTGTTATTGTTGTTACTTACTTGTAGGCAATCCCGGATTCGAACCGGGGACAATGGCTTCTATGGATAAGTTTCGCCTGTTCTACCTGCCTGAACTAATCGCCCACCCGTCTTTTCGGGCTATCTATTATCCGAGAAACTATTTGCTTTGCTCGTTAATCTTTGTTGTTGTTATTCAGTATTTTCCACCCTAAAAGAAAAGTTCCTATCTACCAATACCCGCTTCACAAAAGACAGGTCGTGTTTATCCACCGGAAAGAACACGGCTTGATAGTCCACGCTCGGATAAGCCTTGATAGCCGTTTTCTCTGCCATTCCCTTAACCAGTTCGTAAAGAAATCCTACTGTTTCTGCCGTCGCCTGTGCGATAATCACTTTTGCCTTCATCGTTTCTTATTTATATTCGTTTATAATCGGTTTCGTACTACATCCGTAGCAATTCCTCAGGGTATGAATCATTTTCTTGACGTAAGAATCTGGAGCGGAAAACACAATGCCATTCTCTTTGTTATAGTTAAAACTCACACCGTCCAACATCAGCAAGTTCGTAACCTTTAACCTGTTGCTCTGTACTTGCCATTCCTTAATCTCGTCCTTCATATCCTTTGTCATTTTTAAGTTTTACTTCTAATATTCGTTTATATGACCGCCTTTTTATATCTTTGAGGCGTGTTCATACTTTAAACACACTGCAATATTAGTACACATTTTGAAAACTACCAAATGTTTTCAGCTAAATTATTTTCAAAATGAAAACTTTTTATTCTAAGCAAGATATTCTGAATAGACTAAAAGAGGCCTATAACATAAACAGAGACACAGAGTTAGCTACACTTTTAGGTGTATCTAAATCAACCTTGTCAAATTGGGTGAGTAGAGATAGTATGGATTACGATAAGGTGTTTTCGAAATGTGAACATATTAATATAGACTGGCTCCTAACAGGTCGTGGTTCTAAGTTTAGAGAGGACTCTTTACCGCTGACGGGCGACAAGGACACGGTAAAAAAAGACAATTTATCCGAAATCCAGATTATTCATCACCCAAAAGTAGCCGACAGAATCATTACCCAACAATCTATACCAGTATATAATGTGGAAGCTGCCGCTAACTTGAAAACAATCTTTTCCAACAAAGACCAAAACATTCTCGGAGAGATTACTATGCCAGATATACCACGTTGCGATGGGGCTATTTATGTGAGAGGGGATAGTATGTATCCATTATTAAAATCTGGAGACATTGTTGGTTATAAAGAAATATTAGATTTTGACAATGTAATTTTTGGCGAAATGTATATCGTTTCCTATGATATAGAAGGAGATGAATATGTATGCGTGAAGTATGTAAATCATAGCGATCGGAATGGGTATATCAAACTGGTGAGCTATAACCCGCACCATGATCCGAAAGACATCCCTATTTCTCGGATTAGTGCAATGGCCCTTGTAAAGTTTAGTATTAGAATGAATACTATAATTTAAGTAGTATAAATACATAAAAGCAAATAAAACAGGCAGTTGTAGTAAATTATATATAGCAAAATAGTATTGAACTATATATAATTTACCCACCTTAATAACCAAATAAACCTCATTTTTTATATATTTTTGGATAGTTTTCATATCCGAATCAAGGTAAAATAATAGTTGTTTTGTCCCCCCAAATGTCCCCCTTTTAAACACATTTCGTTTTTGCATAATGCTTTTTGTCCCCCCCAAACGTCCCCCCAACTGTCCTCCCAACATAAAAAAGCGGTATTTCCGTCCGTTCAAACCGGTAGGAAACCCGCTATCATAAGGAAAGCCGTATGAATACGACTTAAATACTAATAAAACAACTACTTACTGCTTCTTATCAGGTGCGACTGGATAATCATCGCCCGTTTTGTAATCTTGCAGCCACCATCCGTCAATCCAGCGTGCAAAAGGCTGCTTTTGGTAATCCCGACTTCTGCCTCTGTCAACACGTCAAAGATGGCTGAAAGGCTACCGAAATAGTAATTCTTCTTCTCATAGATCAAATGTACATGGATAACCTTCGTCATAATTCATTTAGCATTTTATTTCTCGCAAATATACCAAATAATAATTATATAGAATAATCGAAGAAGTATTTTACAAAGCTACAGCCGGAATCAGTCAAAAGAAAAGAGGCCGTTTAAAGCCCCTTCACCTCTTTGGCAATCAAATGCCCGTCCGAGCCAATAAAACGTCCCTGCGTGCCCCGTTTGCGCCCATGCAGCCCCCCATATTAAACCGAATCTACCGCACAATTAAACTTATGTTCAAGAAATCCGTTCAAAACCCATTCAAATTTAAAACGCAATTCAATTCAATTAAACCGTTTGCGCAAATCGTTTTTCCCAGCCTGTTGTTCAACTACACGTCTAACCTATTGTTTTTCAGTTAAACAAGTCCCTTTTTACTCTATGCTGTTTTTACACATTTCGTTTTACCCCCTATAGATTCATGTATCGAAGAAAGTTTATAATCGTAAAAGAATGAAGGCAGATGCCCAGAGGCATCTGCCTTATTTGTTTTTAGTAGCCTAAAAGGAGACCTTAGTTCGCTGTATTGTTATTGATCGGTGTCTTTTCCTTGAACCATTCTACCAGTATCCCATTCTTGAAGCTTAGGATGTAGTAGCCTTCAGAGTAGTCGGCTATCGTCATGGTGACCGTCTTATAACTGATACTCTCTATGGGGCCGTCCGGGGTTATTCGTGCGCCAGCCGACTCAAAATCCTTTCCTAGTATCGATATAACCTTTTGCTTGGTCATCCCTAGCTCTATCTTATGCATCCGGTTATCCATTTTATAAGGATTCATTACCGTAGCGCATCCCATCAATAGGAACATTGTCAGCAACACGTATATCCCTTTCACCATCTTCATCTCTCTTTTTGTTATTTGTTGTATTGGGGGCTAAAGTAGACATTATCCCGGATATATAGTATCGTGAGGATATAAAAAAAGAGGAAAACCTTTCGATTTTCCTCTTTTCCTAGAGCGGAAGACGGGGCTCAAACCCGCGACCCTCAGCTTGGAAGGCTAATGCTCTATCAACTGAGCTACTTCCGCAATA